CTAGCTAAAAGAAGAAAGCGTAGATCTTTATTAAGTGAATCTACTATAGATTCAATGCACAGAGAAACTGTTGGTCGATTAACGTTCAAAGAGATGAGAACCATCTATGAACGAAATACCTGGATAAGAGCCTGTGTAGACAAAATTACTACTAGATTAAATTTAGTTCCACCTAAAATACTACCTATCGAATATGCTTATTCAGATGTATCATCGTCTATCCAGATAACAGATGATCAAATGAAACATATAGAACAAGTAGCAGAATTGTTAACTAACCCTAATTCATCTAGAGAGTCATTTAATTCTATTAGGGCTAAAATTGATAGAGACTTATTGATGTACGATGCTGGAGCTATTGAAGTAGTTAGAGATAAAAAAGGTAAGCCCAAAGAAATATACGCTGCACATGGTGCAGACTTCGTATTAAATACTGATAAAACTGGTTCCTTTAAGAATTTCAAGAAAGCGTACTATGAGAAAGGGGAGAACGACTCTCAAGGTGTTTGGTATAGTATTGATGAAATTCTTTATATGATAATGAATCCTAGAAGTGGAACCCCATATGGAACATCTAAAATAGAGACGCTATGTAAAACAGTGGTCAATGCTCAAAGAGTGGAGAACTATAACTCAGAGTTGTTTGCTAATGATGCCACTCCTAGACTAGCTGTAATGTTTCAAAATGTCTCCTTAGAGCGTTTAGAAGAATATCAGAAGTATTGGGATAGACATTTGAAAGGAAAGCCTCACAGACCCATCCTAATAAGCACAGGAGAAGGTGAGGGGTCTGTTAAGATAGATAAGGTTGGTTTAGCTCCAAATGAGATGTCTTTTAAGCAATATTCCCAATGGATGTTAGAACAAATAATGTCTGTCTTCAATATGCAACCACTAGTATTAGGTATGGTAACTCCCAATACTGGAAAGCTAAATTCAGAAAGACAACAAGCTCAATTTGAAAAAGACGCTTTAGTTCCACAACTTAACACTTTCGCTTATCATTTTAATTCTGAGTTAATATGGTCACAACCCAATCCAATGATGGGTCACCAAGGTGGTTTTGGTTTTAAAGACATCTATGTTGATTGGGGTATAGAACCTGAACTAGATCAAGATGAACAGTGGGAAATTGATAAACAGATGTTATCAGAAGGTGTTATCACTATTAATTATGTCAGGGAGAAAAGATTAGGTCTTAAACCTGTATCTTGGGGAAATATCCCACTAAAAGTTGCCCTTAAGCAAGGCATACCTTCTGGATTAGATAAACTAGAGGGTAGTGAGATGAATAGTATAATGGCTGGAGTGAACAATGAGATAGAAGGATTAACTCAACCATACTCCATCCCTTCAGATACAACATTAACTAGAGATGATATTTATATCCCTAAGAATTTAAGTAAGAAGAAACTAGAGGAAAGAGAATTTGAATTCAAGAATAAGATTAATGACATTATAGATGAAAGAATTGATGACCCCTTTGAAAACAAACTAGAACAAAAAATTAATGAAATACTGAATGAAAGGGTTAAGCATCAAGAGCCTATTGAACCTATAGGTGATATGTAGTATAATTTATTTGTTTGCTGTGGGATTTATCATGGCTATGGTAACCCAACTAGATTAGTTAAAGTTGAACAAAAACCCCATCCAAAAGGTGGGGTTTTTTTATTGTTTTTATTTTTTTCATGTTTTCAGCACAAAAGCTCTAAAAAATGTTGTACTATAGGTTAGATACTTACTCAAGTATCTAGTTTTAGTGTTGTCAGAACCCACTAAACTGAATTCTCTCTCTGCTTCCAAAAGAAGCAGAGAGAGATTTATTAATTTTAAAAATGAATAGAGGTCTTTAACTATGAGTTTAATTGGAATTAAACCACAAACTTCTAACAGAGTAAACACTGAGCGTCCAAATTTTTGGAAATGGGATGATACTCCTAGACTAAGATTATTTGGTGGTGCGATTAGAAGAATGATTCATTATATTCAAGTAGAAAAAATGGATGGTAACACCCAAACATTAATGTTGCCATGTATTAACTATGATTACCCTGAATTTGATGAGATAAAGCTTACTCCTGAACCCATGAGAACTTGCCCCTTAGATGAAGTTTATGATCTACAAATGAAAGGTCAAGATCATGATGAGCTACCTTTTATTTCTTTTAAAGAACCACCTGCTTCCTGGGGAGCAAACGCAACACCACAACGCAATGTGTTTCAAGCTAACTTGTTAGCCTTTAATCGTGAAGAACAAAAGATAGAAATGATGTCTTCTATAGGTATAGCATCTTTTAAGAAATCAGCTTGGGATAAGTTGCTTAAGCTAGTTCCTGATACTGAAGATGAAGGCTTTAGTCGTGGCGATCCCACTTGTCCAGATAATGGTTATGACATTCTATTACGATATCATAAGCAAGCATCTGGTGCTAATAGGTTTGAAATACTACCTAATCAAACCAACTCCCCCTTAACAGAAGAAGAAGTAGGAGCTATTAAGGAGCATGGAGAGAAGTTTGATTTAAAAGATTACTATAAAATCCTAGATAGAGATGAGATTATTGCACTTTGTAATGAAGTTCACTCTAGAGTTTCTACTGGAACTGCAACCTTCTCACCTGAAGAAACAAAAGTTGAAGTAGGTGGAGATGCAATTGCTGGAGAGATTGAACAACTAATGAAAGGCTCTGATACAGAGCTAGATAATGAAGCTCCACCCTTCTAATCATTGTCCATTGTTGTACAATATGATTGCCCCCTTAATAAGGGGGCAATTTAATCACTATGGATAAAATAAATCAAATTAGACAAGACATAGAAAACTTTCAAAAGGATTCTGAAGCACTTACCTTGAAACAAGAAAGAGATAGGAAAAAAGCTGAAGAGAACCTACTACATAGAATGTTTGAAGAAGAAGAAAAGCCAAGCAGCAAGGGTGCTATAGCAGTTATCACCTTTATGAGTGTTGGCGTATTGTTTGGAATACTTTGTGGGATACTAGGATTTATACAGGTGTTTAAATGGTTAATAGAAATAATAAAAGGGATATTATAGCCTTAGAACAACATAAAGAATCTGTTAAAGATTTTGTTGAACTAATAGGAAAATACAAATATAAACAACAAGAAATAGAAAGCCAGCTTAATAATAATTATGAAAAACGTAAGACTAATAAAGAAGATATAGAAACACATAATGAACTTAGAGAATTCCTCTCCAAGGTATCTGCAGAGTATAGGGTTGGGATATGCAATATTTTCAATAACTTGTTAACTGAAGCGTTAACTAAAATATTTGAAAAGAACATTAAGTTTCAAATTCAATTAGAAAACTATAGAAATCAACCTGCTATTAATGTCTTGATCACTGAAGATGGTAATCTTCTAGACCCACAGAAATCTTGTGGTGGTGGAATGAATGACATTATATCTTTAGTGTTTAAAGTGGTTTTTGTTTATTTAGCTAAAGGTCAACAGACTATTATATTAGATGAAAGTTTAAAGTTTTTATCTAAAGAGTATTTAGAGCAAGCGTCTGCCTTTTTAAGACAAATGTGTGATAAGTTAGATATGCAAATAGTTTTAGTTAGTCACAAAGAAAATCTGCAATTTAGTGCAGATAAAGTTATTACAATTGATAAGCAAAGAGGAAAGTCTCTAATAGTTTAATTATGAACATATACGTTGCAAATTTAGATTGGGCAATAGACGATAGTGGTCTAAAGGATATATTTATTCCTTTTGGTGATGTTGATTCAGCTAAGGTAATAATAGATAGGGAAACTGGTAGATCTAGAGGATTTGGGTTTGTAGAAATGCCTAATGAAGAACAAGCTAAGATAGCTATGTCTGAAATGGATCAAAGGGAACTTTTTGGTAGACCTCTTAAAGTAGTAGAAGCTAGACCTAAAGAAAGAAAAAAACAAGCTGTACCATATGATGGTTCATTTTCTCTTAGGAGTAAGCCATTTAAGGGTTAAGATATGAAAACATACCAGTTTAAGATGCATAGAAGCCCACACTTAAGGGAACTTGATAGGATTATAGGTATGTGTAGGCACTACTATAATCATGCCATAGCTGTGCATAAAAGAAGGTATAGGTTATTTAAAAATCACTTTCCAGAAGGGAAGAAACATCTTAGTATGTACCAGTTGAGTAGGCATATGAATAAGATGAAAGACCACCCTAATGGTAAGTATGCTTTCTGGAACATGATAAATTCAGTTACCAGGACTCAAATACTTAAAAAGATTGATGTAGGGTACAAAAGATTCTATTCTGATCAGAAGAAAGGTATTAAGGATACTGGAACTCCTACCTTTAAGGGTAGAGATAGGTATAATTCCTTTATGCTGGGTGTAAGACCACCTAATAAGAACTCTACAGATGGAAAAAACTTACCCAAAGGTTGGAGATTGAACTCTAACAACTCTATTGAAATAGATATGAAAAGGGAAAACGACTATAGGGCTAAAAATGGCTATTATAGGAAGTACTACTATTTCAAATCTAGAGAAGTGTTAGGTAATATTAAAACTATTACTATTAAAAGAGATACTCTAGACGACTACTATATGAGCATAGTAACAGACTATGTAGAGAAGATAGATACTAGCTTTACTAGACAAGCTGTGGGGTTTGATTTTGGTCTTAAAAAGTTCTTAACTTCATCTGATTTGAAAGATATTGAGTCTCCACTTTTCTTTAAGGAAACCCTAAAGAAAATACAGGTAGCTAGTAAAAGCCTATCAAGAAAGAAGAAAGGATCTGGAAATCGTAAAAGAGCTAAGGAAAATCTAGCTAGATTACATAGGAAAATTCGTAATCAAAGAAATGATTTCCAGTGGAAACTGGCTAATCAAATAGCAGACCAATATGACTATATCTTCTTTGAGGATCTAAACATCAAAGGTATGCAAATGCTGTGGGGTAAGAAAGTAAATGACCTATCCTTTGCTAGTTTTGTAGATAAGATGAAGCAAATAGCTTTGAAGAAAGATAAGATGGTTCATTTTATAGAAAGATACTACCCTTCTTCTAAGACATGCTCTAATTGTGGTGAAGTCAATAAGGAACTAACCCTGGAGATAAGAGAATGGGATTGCGAATCTTGTAGTGCTCATCATGATAGAGATAGAAATGCCAGTATAAACATATTGATGTTTGGTTCTAATGAGATGAGTGTAGAGAACGTCAACAAGAAAGACTTTCAGAAGCACATTAGACCACACTATCAATTGTGGAAGCAAAAGGAAAAGATAAAAAAAGCTTCTTAATGCCAAGGAGTTTGGCTTGAACAGCAGATGCCAACAACACTACACGTAGATACAATGCCAAAGAAGTATGATGCCAATATGACTTGAAAAATGTCAACCAAGATCTTCTAGATGGCAATTGTAATTGAAAAAGGATAGTTTCAATGTCAAGTATTCGTTGGTGATGGTTTATCGTAGATGTCAAAATCACTAAGTGCTGAATGTCAATTTGGATTGGTTGATAATGTCAAAGCATAAATTGCCAAATAAAGTAATCTAGAATGTCAATCAGTATAAACATGTCAATCATACAGGATCTTCTCATACTGAAATCATAAATGACAAAAATACAAATGGGTGGGGCATCATCCATTAGGTTAGAGGATGTAAGACTTTTCTTTTGAAGAGCTATTCTTGTTTGACCCTACAAACACTTTTTCTTTTTTGTCATTTAAGGGATTGTATGATGCCAAATAAGACAAACACATTTTGCTGAGTTTTTCCTGCGCTGACTAATAATGTCAACAAAGGTGTTGGCCCAATGGGGGTATATGCCAAGTCGATGTCAGGAGTGTTCGTAAACTTATCCCTAGTGCCATGTTAGTACACCATAACGTGTAATGCCAAGGATAAAGATTGCTGAATGTTAATGCCAATTCTCTTGAACAACTTAAGTTAAATGTCAAGAAACTAAGCCAGATGCCAACACATTAATAGGTAGAATGCCAATTGAAGATTAATGAAACTGTATTTAACCCTAAGAAAGAATCCCTTAGAAGTTGGATGTTTAAGGTAGATGAATATAGGATCTATTATGCTTCTCTTTCAGAAGTAGAAAGAATTATGTTAGTAATTAATGAACTACCAAAAGAATTTAGAGTTAAACAAAATCTAGCTGTTCAAAGTTTAGTGGAGCTAGTTGGTGAGGATGAAGCGAAAAAGTCAATGTCAATAGCTGATTGGCCTTCA